CCGGGCGTTCGAAGTGGGAATCGAACGCCTTCTCTTCCCCCCCTCCTCCACCTTCCGAGTATCTTCGTTTTGTTCGAAGTGAAGTTACCCGACTCTTTCCTCCTTGTTGGGATAGGCAGTATGATTCCTTCGTCAGGAATCATCTACCCAACAGTACATCTCGCTTCTCGCGAGAGCGTGCTGACCGGCTTTGGGCCGGTAGGAGAGAGGAGTTTCGCCGCGCCTGTACTGAAGAATCGGCTCTGCCGTATCCTCAGGGCAGGTATAAAGAGGTACTTTCCGCAGGGAAAGTAAGGCCACTTCTCATTTATGATGAGTGGAACGATGTCTTGGCTCCTTTGCACAAGTTGCTTTATAAGCATCTTGCGAGGACCACAGACTGGCTCTTGTTGGGTCCCCCCACGGCGAAGAAGATGGAATCTGTCTGTGTCGGACGTTACCAGACCTCCGTTGATCTGGTAAACGCTACTGACGGTCTGTCGCTTCGTACGACAGAGGTGATCCTCGATTCGTTGTTTTTTGGTTCCACCAAAATTCCACGAACCGTTCGTAGGCTAGCTTACGAATCTCTCCACCCTGTGGTGGATGGGAGGATCGTCCAACATGGACAGATGATGGGATCCTACCTCTCTTTCCCCCTTCTTTGTCTCCACAGTTATCTGGCTGCCCGCTGGGCAGTAAGAGGCTGTGGGGATCACCGAATTCTGGTTAATGGAGACGACTGTGTCATCTCTGCCGACCTTCCGGTTCAGGCCCATCAATACCCTCCTGGGTATTGCCTGAATGACCAGAAGACAATTCGGTCTGAGAACGTAGTTGAGGTCAACTCTACTGCGTTTCTAAGAAAGGGGGGAGGTGCTTGGCGAGAAGTCAAACACCTTAGGAGAGGCGGGTTTACTACGACCTATGATGGGCTGATGCACGCTGCAGCAGCGGTCCGTCACTCGGTGGTGTGGACTGACGCCTTTGTCAGGTCACGTATAGGTCGTAGGTGGGGACTCCTTCCCTCCCAGCTCGAGTTGACTCGTAGAAGTCGCGTCGCCTGGCGGCGTGAGACTACTATGAGGAAGACTCGGGTTTTCAGTAAACTCCCTGTGCAAGACCAGCTTGCACATAACCCGCAGTTGGAGTGGGTTATTGGGGTTGCTGACCCAGATGAAAAGGAAGCCCTTTTGGACTTCTTTTGGACCTGGGGGAGAGATGGAGGAAGGAAGAGAGACGTATTTTCCCCTAGTATAGGGGAAGTACGTCGGAGCTATAGGTATCGAAAGATACCTATGTGGCGCGCATTGACTTTTGTCGGTCAGTTGCGCACCCCTGTCGTCCCAGGAAACGGGCGCTCTGATTCGTACTTGGTTCCGATCGAGTATGAGTCAGAGAGGTACTTGGGGAGGCTGTGTGCACTGGATGCTTTTCGCCGGCTTGCTTTGCCGACTTGAGCACATTAGAGCAGTCATGGTGCCCTTACTGTTTCGACAGTGTCGCGGGGCCTAGGATGAGG